TTTTTTTTTTTTTTTTTTTTTTTTTTTGAAAAAAATTTTTCTCCAGGAATTTTTTTAAAAATTTTCTATGTATCAAATGTTACATAAGATATTACGTATAAAATGTTACATCAAAAAATTAATAAAAAAATACTCCAGTTTTTACCCTGGAGTTTTTATTTTAATAGATTTTAATTATAAATATAACCTACTTCTTTATCATCATTATTATTAACTTCTTCTTGTTCCTCTTTACTCATCTTATAGATCTTAAAACTGCTACAACTTTCCGCTAGTTCAGGGTTAAGAGTATTAAAAGCGAAATTATAAGGATCTACATCATAAAATTCTTGCATTTCTTGTTTATCAAGATATACACTAACTTTTAGATCAGTTCCTCTTTTTGTATAGTCTAACCCTATAGCGTCAACTAACTCTAGATAATCAATATCTAGAGTAAAGATGACTTTTTTTAATTCGGATGTTTCCATTGTTTTATTTTAGTAATTGATTAATTAAATTTTCTTTTTCTAATTGCTTACACGCTAGGGACTGACTCCCCAACGTGTTGCAATCTGATTTGGTCATCTTCTGCAATGAATGACTAACTGATGTAAAAACTACCAGCATAAAAACAAAGTAATAAAATAAAGTTTTCATTTAATGCCTAGCTCCTTCTTGTACATGATCCTAGTTAATAGGCTTAAATTTTGCTCACCTAAGATTTCTTCACTTCTTGCACATAGAAGTTTATAGGTTACTGGATCAACAGTAACTTTTATCTGAATAGTTGTATTCTTCTTAGTTTTCATTACTTGTTAACCTCGCTTGTATTAAGGTTATTAACTAAGTAACTAGCAGCTAATTCCTTTTCCTTAGTTTCCATCTTGTTAATCTGATGAACTACCTTCTTAAATAGTTCTAAAATGTAATCCTTACCCGTTGCGTAGTTTACGTTTAAGTTAGTAACACTATTTAAAACATGATCCATTATTACTTTCTCATTTAAGAAAATAATAAGTTCTTTGTTGTTATCTCTAATGGTTAAAGATGCACAGTATGAAGCAAAATCAAATTCTATATTAAGTTTGTTTGCTTTTAGTGTTTGTTTGTCCTCGGTGGGAAATAAGTTGATTGAGTTCATTTTTCTGGTATGAAAGTGAATAATTTTTGTTTAGATTAAGTTAAGTAATCTATAAATGATTAACTGCTGATAGTCCAGAAGTAAAAACTAAAGAACCAGAAGCAAGAATTAAAAATAAATAAAAATACATAACTATAATTAATATAGCATAGTGATATAACTAAAAGTACAAATAAATTATTTTTTAATATTCCTATGGACTCCGAGTATTTATTTATTACTACTATGGACTTGCAGTTTATGAGAGTATTCTATATGGACTTCTAAGGACTCCAAGAAACTTCTTAGGTCTATTAGTTCATATAGGTCTATTTTTTGGACGGGGGAGGACTTGCAGTATTTTTTTTTATTTTATCGAGTACCGAGGAACTTAAATATATTTCGTTTAATTTTTTGGTTCAACTTTTATAGAAAGTTCAGGAGCTTGAATATTAACTGTTTCTACGGATTCGCCTATAACTTTTCCTAGGCTATCGAGAATTTGAGCTGCGGTTTGAAGCTGACCTTTTTTAACTGCTTTGTTAAATAGACGTATTCTCATTGCTTGAAGGCGAGGTAGAAGAGCTTCTCTATCTTTTTCCCAATCTTCGTTATTCCAAACTTTAACTCTATCCCAATCATGCCAGGCGGTAGTTTCGGAAATATTTTCTATTGAGGAGTGTTCTATTACTAATTGACGAGTAGTTTTACCTTCAAGTTGGCGAGCGTATAGACGTTGGGAGCGTTTTAGAACATCTGATACTGTGGAACGAGTTCTTTTTTTAGCAGGATTAGCGAGAGGATTATTTAATATGTTTTCAGGAAAAGTAGAGGAAGCCACGGACTTAATCTTAGTAGTATTTAGTTGAATGATAACTTAAAAGTAGTGAAATAGGCTATAAAGTAGGGTAGGTATTGAATTTTTTATTAATTATATGGTTGTAAGTGGAAAAAAACGCGAGGAAATTAGCTTAAGGTATGCTCAGGGGGAGGTATTTAATTCAGATAAAAGATTTAGGGTGCTGGTAGCTGGCAGAAGGTTTGGAAAGTCGTATTTATCTTGTATAGAACTGTTGAGAGGAGCTATTGAACGACCTGGAGAGGTATATTTTTATTGTGCTCCTACTTATCGGATGGCAAAGGATATTGCATGGAAGGAATTGAAAAGGTTGACACCGAAAGTATGGATACAAAGTAAGAATGAAACAGATTTAAGGTTGGAATTGATTAATGGATCGACTATTGAGTTGAAGGGAACAGAAAATGCTATGGCATTGAGGGGTAGAAGTTTGGCTGGTGTTGTATTGGATGAAGCAGCATTTATGGATCGTGACGTTTGGGCTGAAGTAATAAGACCTGCATTAGCAGATAAACAAGGATGGGCACTGTTTATTTCAACACCTGATGGAACAGCTAGTTGGTTTTATGATATGTGGTGTTATTGCGGAGAGGAGGAATGGAAAGATTGGCAAAGATGGAGTTTTACTACGATTGAGGGGGGTAATGTAGCGGAAGAGGAAGTTGAAGCAGCTAGAAGTCAATTAGATGCGAGGACGTTTAGGCAAGAATTTGAAGCTAGTTTTGAAAATCTCACTGGATTAGTGGCTGTAAGTTTTTCTGATGACAATATTGATAAGGAAGTGGCAGATTTACACATGATGCCTTTACTTTTGGGTTTAGATTTTAACGTTGACCCTATGGCAGGGGTTTGTGCTGTTAAACATAACGATACTTTGTATGTTTTTGATGAAATTATGTTAACGGGAGGTGCTACCACATGGGATTTTGCAGAGGAAGTTACGAGGAGATATGGAGTTGATCGTAGAATTATTGCTTGTCCTGACCCTACTGGAAGTGCAAGAAAGACCTCTGGAGTTGGTGTAACGGATCATACGATACTTAGAAGGTCTGGTTTTACCGTTATGAGCCCTAGAAGCCCCTGGAAGATCAGAGATAAGATTACTGCTGTCAATACTGCCTTGTATGACGCTAATGGTGACAGGAGGACGCTTATACATCCTCGTTGTAAAGAATTGATAAAAGCACTTAGAACATTAACTTATGCACCTAATACTGGTTTACCTAATAAGAATTTGGGAGTAGACCATGCTTTTGATGCTTTTGGGTATTTATGTTTGCAACAATTTAACTTGGCAAAACCAGAGACATTAGGGCAGACTGCGTTTAGAATATACTAAGTTACTCTTTTTGCTTATGGGCTACGGAATGTCAACAACAAAAAAGAAGAAAAAGAAGAAAAAGGGAGGTAAAAAGAGAAGTGAATGTACCTGTAAATAAAGCACTTTACGCTAGAGTAAAAGCTGAAGCTAAACGTAAGTTTGCTGTTTGGTGGAACTTATAGAGTGGAGAGAAAACGTGCCACAAAGAAGAAAAAGTAAACCAAGTACCAGAACTAAGGGTGGTTTGGACCGTTGGTTTAAGGAAAATTGGGTTGATGTTAAAACTGGTAAACCTTGTGGCCGTCAAAAAGGAGAAAAGAGAGGTTATCCAGCTTGTAGACCAAGTAAACGTGTCTCAAGTAAGACACCTAAGACAGTAGGAGAGATGACAGCAAGTGAAAAAGCTAGATTTAAACGTGAAAAAACAAGTAGCAAGAAGATAACATATCAACATAGACGTAAAATTACCAAGAAAAAGAAGAAATGACTAAATCTGCTGCCATGAGTCGATGTCAAGGTTACATCGCTACTGTCAAGAAGGGTAAGAAAAAGAAAACTAAGACAAAAAAGAAGAAGAAATAAGTGTAAAATCTATAGTTAAGCGGTAACATAGAGTTATCTAAGAAAAAGCCA